AGAGCCTGTAGAGCCTGTAGAACCTGTAGAACCTGTAGCGCCTGTAGAGCCTGTAGAACCTGTAGAACCTGTAGCGCCTGCTGAGCCTGTAGCGCCTGCTGAGCCTCCTTTGTTTCCTCCTGCTGAGCCTCCTATAGAACCTGTAGCGCCTGTAGAACCACCTTTGTTTCCTCCTATTGAGCCTCCTGTAGAACCTGTAGCGCCTGTAGAACCACCTTTGTTTCCTCCTGCTGAGCCTCCTATAGAGCCTGTGTTACCACCGGAGATAACACCGCAGACACCTGAGACACCTCAGACACCTGAGACACCTGAGACACCTGAGACACCTGAGACACCTGAGTTACCACCTTTAGATCAACCACCACCACCGCCGCCACCGCCACCACCTGAAGCGCCTTCGGGAGGAGGTTCGGCAGGAGGTTCAGTAGGAGGCGCAGGGGGAGCATCGGAGCCTTTCCTTGAAGGTATAACCTACGTTGTTCCGACGGCCCAAGAAGTAATGCAGTCACGGACAATGAACTACATGGATCCTTTAGATGCAATTATTAACAAAGGCGCACAGTCGTCTGGTATGTTTTCGGAGATAATAGGATGACCTATTTAGAAGTTGTCAACAATGTGTTACGAAGACTGCGCGAGGATGAAGTGACATCAGTGCAGGACACCACGTATAGTAAGATGGTTGGTGACTTTGTTAACGACGCAAAGCGCATGGTAGAAAACGCATGGGACTGGTCAGCAGCACGTTTGACTATGACTATTACAACAGAAGACGATGTGTTTAACTACGTACTCACAGGCACACAGAACCGCCTTAAGGTGCTGGACGTTATAAACGACACCTCTAACTTCTTTGTAGAGTATCGTCCTCAAAAGTGGTTTGATGAGCACTACCTGATACAGCCTGTTGTTAAAGGAACACCACAGTACTACACGTTTAACGCAACTGACCCCGCTGGCGACACACAGGTTGATCTGTACCCTAAGCCTGACGGTGTGTACAAGGTTCGTGTTAACGCTATTGTGCGCGACGACGATCTCACACAAGATGCTGAGAGCGTGATTGTACCAGCGGCTCCTGTTATACACTACGCTGTGGCGTTGCTTGCGCGTGAGCGTGGCGAGACAGGTGGCGTATCTGCACAGGAATACTTTGGCATTGCTGATAAATTCCTAAGTGACGCTATTGCTATTGATGCAGCCAAGCACCCCGAAGAAGTTATTTGGAGCACTCCTTAATGGCCCAGAACCTTCAGAGTCTAAACCTTGTAGCTCCTGCGTTTCGTGGGTTAAACACACAAGACTCTCCGCTGTCTCTTGATCCGTCGTTTGCTATCGTTGCAGACAACTCAATCATTGACAGGCGTGGACGTATCGCAGCGCGTAAAGGATCAGCTACAGTCACGACAAACAAGACAGCGTTAGGTACAGATTACATTAACGCAATTGGCGAGTACCGGGATGACTTAGGAAACTCTAAGCTTTTCTCTGTAGGTAACAACAAGATACTTTCTGGAACTACTACGCTAGTTGACGAGACTCCTTCAGGCTACACAATCTCAGACAACAACTGGAAGATTGTAAACTTTAATAGCAACCTCTACTTTTTCCAGAGAGGTTATGAGCCTTTAGTGTACAACCAAACACTAGGCGCTGTAACACCTATGTCAACCGTACAACACGCTACTGGCGTTGCATCAACAATGTACGGTGGTGAAGTCTTAGGTGCTTTTGGTAGGCTCTGGACTGCTGACTTTATCGGTGACAAGTCTACAATCTACTGGTCTGATTTGTTGTTAGGTAATCACTGGTCTGGTGGAAGCTCTGGCAGCATTGACATATCTAAAGTGTGGCCTAACGGTTACGACGAAATTGTAGCCTTAGCAGCGCACAACGGATTCTTGATTATCTTTGGGCGTGACAGCATTGTGGTTTACGAAGGCGCTGAGTCGCCAGCATCTATGACGCTATCGGACACCATTGAAGGTATTGGTTGTGTCGATAGATACACTGTGCAGAACTTAGGTACTGACTTGTTGTTTATGTCCAAAGAAGGACTGCGTAGTATTCAGCGCACCATACAAGAGAAGTCACTGCCTCTATCAGACCTGAGCAAGAACATACGTAACGACATTATTACTAACATCACTGAAGAGACTGAAGAGCTTAGGAGTGTGTTTTCTCCTGAGAACAGTTTCTACTTAATTACGTTTGACTCTCAGCAACTGACATACTGCTTTGACCTACGCGGCACGTTAGAGAACGGCGCATACCGAGTTACTCGATGGCCCTCTAACGGATTCAAAAGCTACTTCAGAGATGATGATGGTACGTTATACATAGGCAGTACAGACGGGATCTCTACGTACTCAGGCTACAACGACGGTACTAACACTTACCAGTTTGTTTATCAGAGTCCTGCGTTGTCGTTTGGTGACACAGCTAGACTAAAGATTCTAAAGAAGCTGCGGCCTACGTTTGTCGAAGGCAGTGGCTACACAGTAAATGTAAAGTGGTCGTTCGATTTTGGTGAAGCATTCAGAACAGCGTTTGTTAGGTTAGCCAGCCAGATACCTGCGTACTTTAATGTAGGAGAGTTTACCGCCGCTGAGTTCACGACAGGCTCATTGATTTCAGAGCCTACTGTAAATGCTACAGGCGATGGTACTACCGTCAACGTCGCGTTACAAACAGAGATCAACGGACAGCCACTGTCTGTGCAAGAATTTAACGTACTAACTTTAATAGGGAAGACCATATAATGTCTAACTATACAGTAACAACAAACTTCACCACTAAAGACTCTTTGCCTTCTGGCGACCCCGCTAAAGTTATTAAAGGTTCCGAGTTTGGTACTGAGTTTGCTAACATAGCTACGGCTGTTAACTCAAAAGCTGACCTTGCTGGGCCTACGTTTACAGGCACGACAACGGTTGCAACACTTGCTGTATCTGGAGGTGCTACTGTTACAGGCACTTTAGCGGCAGGTCTGATTGACGGAGGTACTTACTAATGGCGATTGATTGGACGACTTTATTAGGTATAGGAGGCGCTGCTTTAGGCGGTGGATTATTAAGCAACGAGGCTTATGACCGACTGGGAGAGATTGGTGAGCAGGCTGTACTGGGTACAGAGATAGACGGACAACGCATTCCCGGCGCTATGGAAATCGCACAGGCAGGAATAGATCAGTCTCAGTTTCAGCCGTTTACTGTAACGTCAGCCACTGGTGGAACATTTGGAGCCACTCCGTTAGAAGACGGTGGATTATCTACTACTGTTACACTGTCTCCACAAGAACAAGCAATACAGCAAGCCATGATGAATCAGGCTCAAGGCTACATAGGACAACCCGCAGGATCTCAGGCGTTGACACAAGCAGGTCAGCAGGCTGTAGGCATGGGTGGTACTATGTTGGACGCTGACGCCTTTGGTGTTCCACAGGCTCAAGGCGCAGCGGGTCAGGCTTATGGGTTAGGCGGTGACTTCATGGGCCGTGCTGGTATGTCTACGGCTGGCAGAGAAGCTGACGTTTATGACAGGATCAGGGCGGTGCAGTCTCCTGAAGAGCAACGCCAGCAGCTTATGCTTGAGGAGCGTTTAGCTAATCAGGGACGCTTGGGTGTACGTTCTGCTATGTTTGGCGGCACACCTGAGCAGCTTGCGTTATCACAAGCGCAGACAGAGGCACAGAACAGAGCAGCCTTGTCAGCAATCCAGCAAGCACAAGCAGAGCAGGCACAAGCAGGACAGCTAGGCCAAGCCTTTACTACGCTGGGCGGTCAGCAGTCAGCACTTGGGCAGCAGCTAGGACAAGCAGGGCAGACACAGGCATTGCAGATGTTACAGGCTGGTCAAGGTTTGTTAGGCGGCGGTCTTGGTTTGGACGCAGCACAGCAGCAGTTAGCTCAGGGTGCTCTCGCAGGCTCTTACATACCACAGGCACAAATGTTAGGCGTACAACAAGCTTCCGAACTGTACCCACAGTTGTACCAGACAGGTCAACTACAAGGCGCAGGTCTGTACGGAGAAGGTTCTATGGCGGGTCTAGAGGCGCGTCTTATAGCAGAACAAGCCAGAGCTAATCTGCTAGGTAACTTGGGAAGTGGTATGCTTGGTGGTATATTCTCTCCTGTAGCTACTACTGGTGGTGGCGTCGGTAGTTTATTCGGCTCTTTATTCGGAAGTTAGGAGAACAGTAATGGCTAAATTTTCACAAGCTTTTTTACAAAGTCTAGGCAATCCTACTTACTCACAAGGTCTTTTTGATATTGGTAAGAACATTGCTCAAACTCCTCTTATCGTACAACAAGAGAGGGAAAGGAAGGCACAGCAAGCAGAGGCTATGCAGTTCCTAGAGGCCAACAAAAACAACGCTCCTCTGTTGAATGCCCAAGGGTTGAAGTATGCGGCCCAAGGTAACAAGGAACTAGCTAAGGTGTTCTCGGATGCCGCTAGCTTGGCTGTGGCAAGTAAAACTGAGAGGGAGGGCAAAGCTCGAGGAAGAGGTGCGGGGGAGTTAATAGCGTTAGCTAACAACCCTGAGTTTAACTTTGCAGACCAGAAGCAGCAGACTGGCTTTTTTGGTCTAGCAGACGCCACAGGAGTCTCTAGAGAAGAAGCTGCTAAGATAGCCTTGGAAGGCAAAAAGGCCAGAGCAGGCGGAGGGTTTACTAGCTCACGCAGCGGAGGTCAATATAGGGACGCTGATGAAAACATTTACGAAGCTTCTATAGTAAGAAGCAGTGCTGGAGAGCAGGTAAGGTATCTTCCTATAAGCCCCGGCGCTCCTAAAGAGCCTGTAGGAGAGCTAACCTCTATTGGAGGAGCTTATGGTGAGACAGCCACAGAGAGAACCGCTAGAGGCGTAACCGAAGCTGGGGCCGAGCAAACAGCAGAGAACTGGGCAAACCTTAAATCTGAAGCTGTAGACAAGCTGCCTAGGATAGAGCGTTCTATTGCTAAAACAGATAAAAGTTTACAGTTGCTTGAGGAAATAAACACAGGAGGCTGGTCAACAGCAGTCGTGAGGTCAGCACAAGAAATTTTAGGTGTTCAACCAGAAAACGAGGCTCAGTTTAATTTACTAGCTGGTCAAGCTGTTTTAGACGGTCTTGAGAACTTTACAGGTGCTATTTCTGAAGGAGAGAGAATGTACTTAGAGCGTCTGTATCAGGATTTAAAGAGGAGTGGAGGGGCCAACAGAGGAATACTACTTCAGATGCAAGAAACTTTTAAGGCTTCTTTGGCTGACGCTAAGTTAAGAGCTAATAGTGCTTCCGAAGAGGAGTACTTGCGTAAAAGGGGATCTCTTGAGGCTGAAGTACCAGCTAAGAAGGCAAACAGGAAAGTCTCGTTCAAAGATCTTCAAACAAGAGGTTAATTAGTATGGAACTTATAGACGTTATGTTGCCTAACGGAAACGAAATAACAGACGTTCCTGAAGACATAGACATGGATGTTTTAATGGATATGGCTATCTCTAATGGCTACGCGACAATCGAAGACTTCAACGAGCCAGAGACCCTTGAGGAAGTCACTGTAACCGCAGAGCGTATGCCTGCAGGGAACACAGGCTCCCCTACTATAAACCCTAGACGCCGTGGATCAACCGTAGGTACTACATCGCCTGACGAGGGTGGTGTTATGTCTTGGATGCAGGAAAACATGGAGGTGCCTTTAGGAGTAGCAGGAGGCATCGCTGGTACTGCCTTAGGTGTTCCTTTCGGGCCTGTGGGTATGTTTGTTGGTGGAACCTTAGGTAGCTCCATCGGCACAGGTGGTGGTAAACTGGTATCTGATGAACTAGCAGGAGAAGACCTTAAGTACGCAGAAGCCTTAGAGGAGGCTGTGTACTCTATGGGTTTCGATGTGGCAACCTTAGGATTAGGGAAGGCGATAAAACCAGCGTGGGTTGCAGGTAAGAAGGCCCTAGGGTTTACTCCCAGCGAGGCTGCTCAACAATTAGTTAAGGAGTTAGATCAACCAGCGGGTAGTCGAGCTTCTCTACAGGCCACTCAGAACATACTTGAGGAGGGAGGAGCAACCCTTACGCCTTCTCAAGTAGGTGCTGGGGGTTCTGCATTACTAGCGGAGAAGATAGGTCGAGTAGGTATATTCTCTGCTAGGGCCTTTGAATCTAATGCTGCTAAAGTAAATGAGGTAACATCAGACGCCCTTTCTGAAGTCATAAACAAACTAGCTGTAAACTCAGGAGGATCCGCTGACGAAATAGCGGAGCAAACCATGGGTATCATACGTCAAGGCAGAGAGGCCTTGAATACCAACTACGCTAACTCTTTAGATGAACTCGCTAAAGTAGCAGGAAACGTAAAGGACTTATCTCTAGGTAAGCACATATACGCAACTAATGCGTTTGTCTCCAAAAACATGAAGGGAGGAATCCTAGATTTAGACCCTGCTACTGTTAAGTTTATCGACGACGACTTAGGACCTATGTTGGGAGACAACATGGCTCTAAAGACAAATCTAGACGGTCTTATAGCCATTGATAAGCAAATTACGAATAGGATACAGAGTAGGTTTGGAGGTGCGCCCGGAACACCTAACTACAACCCCAGTGCTCAAAGAGAGCTTACTATTCTTGCTGAACAACTTAGGGAGGCCACATACAACTCTCTGAAGAAGAGTGATCCCGCAATGGCTGCTAAGTATAAAGCAATGAAAGATGCTTTTGCCGAAGGTGTTCAAGGTATTTTACCTAAGATAAATAACAGCTTTGTAACTAAGGCTTCTAAGGGGGATTACAAAAGCCTAGGGATGTTACTAACAGGCGCAGGAAATATTAATCAAGTACTTGCGTTTAAGAAGAGTCTTAGGGAATCCTTTAAACAAATTGATAAGGCTGGAGGGGACGCTGGACAGTTCATAGCATTCCAAGAAGCAGACGCACTTATAAAGAAAGGATTTCTTCAGAAGTTGTTTCCTAACGCAGGAACCCCTAGTTTTGACGTAACTCAGTACGCTAACTTAGCTAAGAAGTTAAATGACCCAACAGAGGCAGCTAAGTTTAAAGCAATATTAGGACAGGACTACGGAAAGATAAAGCAGCTATCAAACTTAATGGCTGAAGCCTCTGTTAGCCCTAAGAGTAACATAGGCGAACTAGCCTTCCGTGGTGCTGAGTATAAAGCAGGTAGGGAACTGTCTGGTGTATTACAGGGAGGGGCAGCAATGGCTTCGGGTGTTGTGGGCGCTCCTTTCGTATTAGGTGCTCCTATAGTACTTGCTAAAATGGCTATGAACCCTAAAAGAGTAAACCAGTTGATAGCGTTTGAAAACACTGCTTTCAAAAGTTCAGAGGCTCTGGAAGCTGCGGCCCAGAGAATAGTGGCTGATGTTGTAAACGAGCTAACCGAGGAAGAGCAGGCGCAACTGAAGAACTGGATTAGAAACGCTAATCAGAAATAGGGAGCCTTAAGAATATGAGTGACTACTATGAGAAGCTTGCTCAGATGCGAGAGGCTGCGCGTCTTCGAGAAAGAGAATACAGCGAATCTGCTGTAGAAAACGTAGGTACGGCTCTAGATGCTCCTAGTAACTACGTTAGAGACTTACTGATGGGTGAGGGTATTCCTTACTATGCTGAAGGGGACGTAATACATAGGCCTAGTGCCTTCGGTATGCAGGGACCTGAGGTGCTTACAAAAGAATCCGCAGCAGCCCAAGATGCTCTCATGGGAGCAGCGCTTGATCCGTACAATGCTGTAGGCGCTGGTTTGTTCACTGGAGGTGCCAAAGCTGTGAGGTCTGCAAAGGAGGCAGCAGACAACCTCTTAGGTCCTAACTCAGCCAGAGGTATGGGCTTAAATAACTTTTCTAACTATATAGAAAACCACTATGGACTTACTGACGTTGCGCCGGGAGGCCCTAGTTTACTCGATAGGGGATTGTCTAGGGTTACTCCCTTAGATCCAGAGCAGGCTCAGGCAATGACAGCCAAGGTAAAGGGTTTTGCTAAGTGGGGATTTGGTGGGGCTACGGACGTAGTTAGAACGCTTGTAGACCCCAAGGCACAGGCCGTGTATCGTGAGAAGGGTATAACTCCGGGGTCTCAGAGGCACGTAGCTAGAGCCATAGCTGATGACAAGATACATAAAGGAACAGCACAGGTACAATACGGGTCACACATAGGACAACAAGCAGGCCGTGAAGGTTCTGTGGCAGAGTCAGCTACGACTATAATGGAGAAGTCAGGAG